TTGAATTAATGTCCGACTTTGGCGGTAAGTTTCCGTTTGTTGCCATAATCTACCTTTAGAGTTTAATCATTCCTTGGTTACTTGAAGGAATCTGTGCTGTTTGAGAATTAATATTATTAGATCTACCTCCTACACCTGGTATAGCGTTGACTGCTTTAGAAATACCATTATTAATATCACCAGCAGTAGGAACAAATACTGGACTTAATGGATTCTTACCTCTTGCTATATCTTTACCTAATTGCGATAATTCACCTTTAGCAACTGACTTAAGATCAGCATCTTTAAAATTGTTGAATGTTCTAAATCCGCCTAGGGCCGCACCAACATAATTGCCATTTTGTAAATTAGTAATACTATCGCCAATACCATCTACTAAGCCACCTGGACCTAATATACTTGTTGTTCCTCCACCTAGCGAACTTAAAGGACTAGCACTGTGATCATAATGTATATCAGCAAATCCTAGTACAGTTCCATTATTTACAGGACCTGTAGCATAGTGTACTGCTTCGTAAGCCACAGTCATTCTATGTTCCATCGGAACATACTCGCCAGAAGCATGTTGACCATGTTGAAAACTAGTAATAGTTGGTCTTAATAATGAGTAAGAGCTAAATGATTTTTGATGTAAACTATAAATCCTGATAGCATTAATATAACTTGGTGTACCTGTGTTGCTTAGTGGTGTATAACCCCAATTTTGTTCCTGACGCTTTTTATATTTGTGTTCTTGGTTATAAATTGTTTCTTGATGATCACTATCTCTGTAGTAATGCGAATAGTACCCATACCAGAAGTTACGAACAACATCAGCACTGTCATCATGAAATGTTATGTCTACAGGATCATAATTAATTTTTTCTTGGGAAACGTTTTTTCTATTGTAAGCATTATATGTTTTACTTGAAATAGAATATTTAGGCAAGTCAACTTGCTTAGCCATCATACCAATTTCAATTTGACTATTAGTATCTACAGCGGCCACTTGTGGATTTAAATCCATAAACACATGATACGTGGTGCCAACTTTAGGACTTAGTCGATATAGACCATCAACAAATGTCCGTGAGGCATGTTGCCAATCATGTATTTCATCACCAGTTCCTAACTGCTTAAGAAACTGATTAAAAATTCCACCTAAGAATGCCATAAATTAATTCCGATTATTTATAGTATTTATCCATAAAAAAAGGCCCAGATTTTAAAGGGCCTTTTTAAAGATTAATTAACTTAATTAACCGGTAATTGTAGTACCTAATGTTCTGCCTACGATTGATCCAATTCCAGTTTCTGCTGGTGTTTGGATAGCATTATCGTATCTGATTGTTAATGCTACTGTCATTGGTTCGTTTGTAGCATAGTTCGCATCAGCGTAGTCAGTGTTTGATAAGTAACAACCATACATTTCAAATGTTTCTAAAACTACTGGTTCATTAGCACCGTTACCACCGTCTAATACTTCAAATTTGGTAATAAATTTATAATCAATGCCTGATGAAGCACTTGACTGTTCCATAAAGTCAAACTGTTTCTGTAACTGTTCGCCAACACGTTTAGAAACTTCGCCGCCAGCATCATCACGTAGAGTAGTTACTACAGGTTCCCAAGTTGGTTTACCTGCTAAGTACACTTTACTGTTATAAATTGGAATTATCATTTCTTCAAAACTTAGTTTTGGTCTTGAAAAATCCATAACTTGTTTTGTTAGTTCAGTAGTAGGTTGGCTAACGCCAAAGTTTTCAAAAGTAACGCGGAAGCGATACTTGAGTTTTGGCATCAACAAGCCTTGACTTGTTGCACTTTGGTTCGTACTTAATGGTACTGTAAATTTACTTAATGATGATGTTGCCATCTTTGCCTTCCTTTTTTAAATACTTTATAGTATTTACCGAAATTTAATTAACTTAATGGGAGAATTGCTCCTCCCATTAAATACGTATATTATGTTATTGTTAAATCAGCGCCTGTGTTGACAATTCTTACTGGAATGTATACAAACTCAATTGCTTTAACTGGTTTAATAGCAATATCAACATACAATTCATTTCGATCTATACGATCTGGTGTGTTGTTTGTTGTATCACATACTACCAAGTAATCATATAAGCCACGTTTAGCAACAATATCATTTAATACTGATTCAAACCCTGCTTTAACTTGGTTTCTAGTAATTGTATCATTTGGTTCAAATATAAATGGTCTTGCTACTTTATCTAATACCAATCTTAGATACGCAACTAATCTAGCAACATTAACTCTATCCATTGCTGATGTTTGGCTTGCTCTAGTTTTTTGACCATACGCAACTAAACCAACACCTGGAAGAACTGTTAGTGGGTTAACTCTATCTGCGTAAAGTATGTCACGTAAGCCTTCAGTAACACCAATACTCTTAAATAAGTTGTTGTCAGCTGTGTCAATGTAACCAATACTTGAAGCATTGTCAATTAATCCACGTCTCACACCTGCCGGAGCAAACCATGGGTAACTTACATTGTCTGAACGTATCATTGTTCTTAACATCATATGTGATGATGGAACAACTACAGTTTCTCCACCTAAGTCTGTTGCGGCTCCAGCTGGATAGTAAATACCTAGATATTCACTTGTACTTACAAGGCCATCTCTGCCATTATCTACAGCAAGGTTAGTATTTTTAATCCATCCTTCTACTTCACTTGGGGTTAATTCTAATGGAGTGTCACCAATAATAAATGCTGTTTGTTTACGATCATTATTAAGTGTGATCATATTCTGCATTAATTCTGGATATCCAGGACAAGCAATAATATTAAACTGTGTCTGTTCTTCACGTAGTGCTGTACTTGCACTAATTGAAGCTTTTAATGCTTCAACAACAACGTTACGCTGTGCTTTACTTCCAAAGTAAGGTACACCGTTACTGTCTACACCGCTGTGTGATACCCAAGCACTAACTTCTGTTGGTACTGTGTCAGCATCTGCGTGCCATGTACTTTCAAAACGTTTTACATTGTAGCCTGAACGTCTTGTGTTAAACAATAAAGTGCCACGAGCATATAATTGGTAATCAGGACAATCAGCGTCAGTATAGTTACTGGTTAATAAATCTGAAATAGCAACTTTGTCGTCAACAATTGGATCAACTGTGCCATCTGTATCCCAACGAGCATCAGCAAATAAAATACCATCTGTTGACACTTGGTCTGTATTGTCAATTAAGTCCCATGTTGTACCGTTGTAACGATAAATGTTTGGGTAATTTTCTAAATCACTAGTATCTAACCATAAATCACCTTCAACTAATAGACCGCCGTCGGTTTGTTCTGTTGGTTCACTAGCGGCAATAATCGGACCTGAAGCGTTTGTTGCTGATAGATCATATCCACGAGCGTCGTTACTTACATTCTGATAACCTTTCCATCCACTGCCATCATTAATCATAATATCAACTTCAGTTGCTGTACTATCATACCATAGTGTATCATCTGCTGGATTACTGTATGGTGCTGTAGTTGAATATGTATATGTCAATGGTCTAAATGGACTTGCTAAGTAAACTGTTCCACTAAGTGTTTGGATATTATTATCACTAATAATACCTGCTGTTGTTAATGGTGTTCCTGTTACGTATGTAAACTGAATAGTACCGCCAGCTAAGTGACTAATACTAATAGCACCACTTGATTCAATTTGAGCAACAACATTTGGTAAATTAGCAGAAAGTATATCAGCTACTAAACTTGCGGCTGTTGTTCCACTTAATGTAATTGTTGCTGATGTAGTATTAGCAGTACCTGGTACACTAATTGCCATTGTAAACACATCATTAGCAGTGTATGTTGCTGATCCGCCTGCTACAGTACCTGTAACTTTAGTAATACCTGTAATTGCTTTACGGTATAGTCTAAATGTGCCTGTTGTATCGCCTACTGTGTCATATTTAATATACAGTGTGCCTGTTGGTAAATCACCGCCACCTGCTACTGGACTTAGACCATATACTGCGGCCGCATCACTTGAGTATAGTGTAGCTGTTTGTGATACCCAACTTGCTAAAGTACTATCATATTCTTTAACACCCCAATTAGCACCTAGGCCAGTTGCTGATGTTTTAAACCATACAGATCCAAATGGTCTTGGACTAGCATCTGTAGGTCTCCATGCTGGAGCCTCTCTGTAACTACCAAAACTTACTGCTGGACCTAAAACTGTTTTACTAGTACCACTGTCATAAGAATCCCATAAGCCTAATCTAATTGAGCAATCAACTCCTGGAATACCATTTGTTCCACCTTGTTCAATTTTAACAGAACCGTCTGCTAAAGCAACGTTACCTGAACTTGCGGCAAGACTGTTAGCAAAAATTTCTAATTGACCAAAGTCATTTGCTCTAGCACTAACACCAGTAATGCCAGCACCGTTAATGTCTGAAGCAGTAGTAGTAACTGTTGAGCCTGTTAACGAAACATTGGTATTGTTAATTCTCATTGTTTGGCCAATTGCCAAGTTTGCTGGATTTGAAATAGAACCTGTAATTGTTGGAACTCTATCTTTCCAGTCATCTGATCCAACTAATACCCATGTATTATCATATCCTTTAAAGTAAACTGGATTTGAAGCACTAGTAGCAACAACAGCATACTCTTCAATAGCACCTACTGAACTGTTAGGAACTGTTCCAGTAACTTGTGTAGTGTCTGTAATTACTCTAGGAGTTTTAAGACTAAATGTTACTCCATCTTCGTCCCATTTGTAAATACCCCAGTTTGTACTATCTGTACTAACGTCTAACCAATATGTTCCGTCTGTTGGTGTACCTGTAGGACGAATACTTGTTCCTTCCAATTGGTCTAAGTCAACATCAGCTCTTTGTACATAAATCTGGTTACTGACGCCTAACGCACTATAAGCCGCTAATAATCCGTACTCGTTACGTTCGTCACCATTAATTGGGTTGTCTGATGAATCAACTTTAAATTCTATACTACCAAATTTTTGTACTAAATCTCTTTGACTAGTTACACTAAATAATTTACCAGCATTTGCTTTTGTAGTGTAGGTAGCAGTAGTACCGCTTGGTGTTGTTTTGTCTTGGGCAGTAGCAAGTAAAATATATGCAACCGATCCAGCGGCAGTAGGTGTATACTGGCTTTCATCTGTTACTGTTACTTGTACTCCTGGTGAAATAAGTGCCATGTTTAATGTTCCTTTAATAACTAACTTTATAAAGTTTTAATGCTTTCATATATTTATAGTTTATAGGAAAAAATTACCTGGTTAGACCGCCCTTTTAAAGGTTCATGGTAAATATTAGCATGAAACCACGTCCTATATGTAAAATATGTTCTAAAAAGCCGGTTGCTGTTAACTATAAACGCAATAGTATTACCTATTATAGAACCAGATGTGATAGTTGTATCCGAAAAGGTAAGAAGCTCCCAACGCCAAAACCAAACTGGTTGCTTAGTGGATATAAAAAGAAATCACAATGTGAAAAGTGTGGATTTACTAGTTCTCTAAAAGAGCATTTTTTTGTATTTCATCTTGACGGGAACATGAACAATACCAACAATGCTAATCTTAAAACAATTTGTGCTAATTGTCAAATTGAGATTGCTAAATCTGATTTAGGTTGGGCTCGTGGGGATCTTGTACCTGATCAGTTAAAGTAGTTAATATAGAATCTACTTGGGTATATAATTCTTGTATGGTACCATCATTACTTAAAACATTATCAAACGTCTGCCCAACCCAAGAAAACTCACTAGCATGTACGCTTTGTTCTTCAAGCCTTGATCTACTTAAAGCCCAGGACATATTACGTTTAGGTCCTTTATTAAATTGTACAGCATACTCATACCAATCAGGTTCGGGTCCGCGTTTGACTCTAATAACACTTCCGCCAATATTCTTAATTGACGTTAATTCATTAGGAAAACGACAATCAGTAATTACAATATTGTCTTTACTATTTTTTAACTTATTTTCTAAACTAGCAATCCAGATATCATCATTGAAATGCATACGACAAACATCAGTTCCCCAGTATTGTAAAACCCATCTGGGAGTAAGGTTGGGTATTCCTAAACGCTTTGCCCACCATTGATCTACTTGTTCTCGCCATTCTCTACTTGATTTTGATCGTCCTTCTAACATTTCACGATCCCAATTGAATATGTCCGCAACAGCATCTTTAAGACTGTTGGCAAAACTTTCTCTTTTAAATCCGTATATGTTAACAAGATAATCAGCAATAGTGTCTTTACCACTGCCCATAAAACCGCAGATTCCAATGATGTTTGTCATATACTATTCTCCTAATTGAACTACTATTATACAAAACTTTTTATGTAATGTCTATATTAATTGGTCAAGTATTTTTAAAAAATATTGATTACATCCTTTGCCAGACAAGTGCCATTTATCATCACTCAAAAGATTATGATCTCGACCAAATTCGTACATTGTAAGATCAATGTAATTGTCCCAATCAATATGCTTTAAAGCATGAAAATCTTTTGTAACATGTCCGGTGCTATGACCAAAACTTTCGTTTTCATAGTTACAAAATATATCATATATAAACGACCATTTGTACTTTACATTTTTAGATTTTAAAAAATTTAAACACTTAGAAACATTTAACAAACTATTTTCTGCTAGATAATTTAAATTAAATGTCTTATATTGATCTTTAAACAAATTTTTAATATCTGTTTCAGTTTCTTCACCTTGCCAGGTACCAACCATACCACCGCTAAAAATATATGTTGTATTTTTTAATGTTGAATGAAATTTATAATTGTCAATGTAAATATCTGCTAAATCTTTAGGTATAGTAATATCTACTCTATGAAGTCCTGAGAAGAAAACATATACAGAATCAATTGAATCATCATAATGATCTATGATACTATCGGCAATATATCTATTGCCAGCACCTGAACAGGCGACATTTTTTGTTTGTATTCTGCGACTATTAAGTATGTTATCTAATAGTTTAGGTTGTAAAAAACTACAACCGCTAATGAGTACCATTAGCCCATGGTCCACCACATAGGTGTTCCACCATCCATGTATTGTGAAAGTTCTTGATCTAATCTTTCTAAAATTGCTTGAGCTTCTGCTTTCATCGCAGTACCATTTAATGTAGTACCACCTTGAGGACCAGCAATAGTAGCAAATTTTTCACGTGCTTGACCTATACTCATCATAGTTAAAGCGTAAGCATAGTCTTGAATCCACGGAAATGCTTGTGGATCATTGAGTAACATCATGTCTGGTTTGTAATTGTAGGTCCATAATAAAACAGATTCTTTTACTATAGCCTCATCTGAAGTGCCTGCGTACGGCTGTTTACGAACTAGCGTTAATTTTTTAGTAACTTTATTCCAAGTAAAGTTCATGTGGCCGCCAAACATTTTCATAGCAAGTTCTTGGTACTGAGTAAATAGTTCATAACTTGCTAGGCCACCAACACGTCCTGCTACAAGCATATAAGTGTTTAAATAGCCTGACGCAAATGGTTCAAACTGACTAGCAGTTGTACCTGTTACTGAACCAATACCTCTACGGAAAACTTGTCTGACATCAATGATATGATTTGGAAGTATATATTCCTGTGTTTCTGGATACAAGTCTAAAAAACAATAGCTTTCTTCAACAGCATTTGAACTACGCTGTCTATATCTATTAAATGCTTGATCAATACCCATTTCAAAATGTTCTTTATCTGCCTCAACATCAATCATACCGTCGCCTAATCTTAGGCGTACATAGTCAATAATGTTGTTTCTTAAAGAACTTACTGTATCAAGTTGTGCTTGTAAATTTGCGTCAAAGGCTATCTGTCCTACACCAGTACCTGTACTGCTGTCATAAAGACTTTTACTTTCAACACTTTTTGATTCTGTTAGCCCTGTTACAGGCGAAACATTTGCTGGTAGATCTGACATATTTTATCCTATTTTTGTATATTTATACTTAAAATAAGATTTATTATATGACTTTGAGTAAAATAGTATCTGCGTTAATACGTCCAGTAAGTTTAGTATCTGTTGTTTTGATATTTTCTAAAAACTTACGCAGTTGTACTTTGTTAGAACCTAAAAAGTCTTTTAACTGCTGTTCTGGTTTACGTAGAGTTTTTTG